ACCTGACCACCTGGGCCGATGGTGTACTGCACTTGGTTGGGCGTTGTTGGAAAAATGATCTCAGTCTTATAGAAGACCATCATGTTTTCGTTTGACCACTGCGCGCACATATCATTCAGCATATCAAACGCATCTGCCGAATCTGCTGCCGCTGGGGTTTCCCCCGCAGCTAAAGCGCCAATGTCCTTCAGCGCTCGATTAATGATGTCCTGGGGGGTTGTCACAGCAGACCTTGACCTTGGGTAACGTAGACAACAGCAGTGCTGCTTGCTGTAATTCCGGTGAAGAATGTTCCAGCAGGAAAACTCATAACCGTAGCACTACCGGCCACCAGGGGAATGCCAGTAGTCGCAGATGCAGCTGTTCCGGCAAGTGCTGCGGTTGTACCAGTTCCTAAGAACACGGTCACAGCACCAGTATTGACAAACCTGAAATTAGTGTTGACCACATTTGACGGGTTAGGCTGAACTGCCGTTGGCGCACTGGTCGCGCCGGTGAAGTTAACTGTTGCACCAATTGGTTGGAATGCTTCTTGTGTCATGTTTGTCTTTCAAGGTTGTTCAGCGGCTCGTGCCTCAACTTCATACGGATTCATTTTATAGCCATAGCGCAAAAGCCAGAAGCTGTACTTGATCAGGTAGACCAGCTTGCCATCCCTCTGCATCTGCTCCAGGTGCTTGCGCTCGTGCCGGATCAGGGCTTGGTGCATCTCGTAGCCGGGGGCAAGGTAGATGCTGCCCCAGAAGCTAGTCCAGCCTTGGAAGCCGCAGCGGTTCATGTACCAGAGGATTAGGCCGGTGGCGGTCTTAATCATTTCTCAGCAATCGGCGTGGTGGTGATGATGCGCAGCAACGTAATTGCCACCGCAATGCCGCAGCCGACAAACATCTGCTGCACTGGCGTAATCGGCAGCAGGGCAACGTAGCCTTGGACGATGGACAGCACGGCCAGCAGCAGGGCGAACCAAACGGTGCGGGATTTTAGGAGTTGGAGGATGGTCATGGTTAACCCAAGTTATTAGCTGCCGGATAAGTGATCTGCCATTCAAACGTATTGCCGTTTGCCCAAGCAGCAGGGGATGCTGAATTGACTTGAACCGCAGCGCCGTGGGCATAAGCATTAAAGGAAACAGACCCGTCCCACTTAGCTGCACCAACGTAATACAGTCCTGCGGTCATAAGAACTGACCCAACATCACCTTGACCAGATGTAGCAGAATGGGCGACTGGCAAAGAGAATGACCAGCTTCCAGTTCCAAAAGTAGTGGTACTTCCAGCGGTCAATTTACCTCTGAACGTAACTTCTTTGCCTTTGCGCGAGTACGACCCAACAATAGTTCCGTTTCCAATTGCAGGAGCTACAGAAGCCGCCCCCCAACTAGCAGCGTAGGATTGTGCATCGTAATAATTGTTAATACCAATCTCTGCGGTTCCTGCCCCTAATTGTCGATTGCCTTCTGAGAATACGCTTGTGCAATTGTTAATGCCGTTATGAACGGTGAACGAAGTAAAAAATGTGCACGCGGTAATCGACAATTGGCTAAGTGAACTTGTCGCAATATCAAAAGTGTATTGCGACAGATTGCTAAAGAAAAAAGCCCCGCTAACTTGCACTTCTTCACACGGAAGCGAAGCTATACCGCTTTTCCATTTTGTAGCGACAAAGCTCAAACCGGAAGCAGTTGAAAGTTCGTACTCTCCACCTGTCAATAGCAGGCCGTACACCGCAGTGGCGCGAATCCAATTTGAGCAAGTATTGAAATTGCAGCTTTGATATTCGTGAATATTCCCGCCATCATCAGCAACGCCGATTCCAGCAGTGTTGAACTGACACGAATCAAATTTGATGCGGTTGGTGTAGAAAGGATTAGCAGCCTCTGCATTTCTATCTGCGCCATTGACCAGCCAAGCGCCAGCGGTAGTGCTTGCAAAGTAGCAATCCCTAATCGACCACAATTCTGATTGGTCCAAAATTAGGCCAATCGTAGGGCTATAAAAAAAGCAGCGCTCTACTGTTACCAACGATGAGCCGGTGTCAAACAGATTGCCTTTTGAGCCTGTAATGTTTGCGCCGTTGAAATAAATTCCGCTTATATAAATGTTAGCTAAAGTAGAACTATTTATTGGGTTTTGAATTACTACACCATCAGATGTACCTGTGTAATTAAGGCGGCAAGATTGATACCCAGAACCACGATATTCAATGTTGTTCTTAAAAACAAGTTGTGTTACGTGCTTGTATGTCCCCGGAGGGAAGTACAACACCCCGCCCGCAACAGCAACGGCATTGATCGCCGCCTGAATTGCAGTCGTATCATCCGTTGTGCCATCCCCTTTTGCCCCAAAATCCTTAACACTCACGCTCTCCTGCAACTTAGTCTGCACCGTAGTCGCCACAGCGCCTGTGCCTGCGGGCAGATAGCCCACCAGCGCCGAGCCGCCCGATGCGGCTAATTGCGCCAAGGTAGCAAACCCGCCAATGTTGTCTACCGTCCAGATCAGCACATTGGTGCTGTCATACAGCGCCATCTTGTAGAGAGGCGTATCAAGCCACACAGAAGCCTCGCCACGGCTGTCTAAGATGACGGGGTTAGTGTTGGCAGTCGCACCGCCGTAATCGGTGTATGAGGCTTGTGGGGTGGTTGTACCGGCAACGTAGGTGTACAGCTTTCCACCCGATAGCGGTGCGCCATTCAAATCAAAGAATTGAAGTTTTGGGGGAGTTGCTAGGGATGTTGTCATGATTTTTTAGTAAAAAAGGGAACCGCCCTTGCGAACAGTCCCCTTTTGTTTTTGATGAAACAGAGTTTAGAACGCTGTGAAATCAGTACCGTAAACAAAAACGTCAATCGTGCCGCCAGAAACAGCAGTTCCAACCCGGACGTAAAACACCTGGGCTGAAAGGTTAGCCGTTCCAGTAGCCGCTACCACCGTGGATTTGGTGACGTAAGCTGAACTGGTGTTGCTGGTCAACGATGCGTTAGTCACGATTTCAGTACCCGTGCCGCCTGGGCCTGTCCAGATTGCCAAAGCACCACCAGAAACATCTTTGTTGGCATTAGTAATAATGACATTGGTGATGTTGTAGCTGGTTGTGTTGATGACCGGCAGGGTGATTGCCGCATCGCCTGTGGCATTAATGGAAACGCTGGTTGCGTAAGCAATCAAACGAATAGCCTGGTTGCTGGTCAGACCTTGTGGGTGGGCTGTGACTGTCGTTGCTGCGCCTGGATTTGCCATGATAGTTACTCCTTGTGGTAGGTGTTAAGCGGCAACCCGGCAAGCAAGCTCGGGGTACAGCGGCGCCCAACCGTAGAGAACGTCTACGCGAGTTGGGATTGAATCGTTGTTGATAGTGTACTGCCGCACAACCCGCATTGACAGACCAAGTTCCTTATCGGAAGCACGGCCAGCAAAGTGAACACCATCAGGCAACTCAAGGTCAGCACAAGCCATCGTGAAGGCATTTTTGTGCATCACAATGTTCTGTGGAGAAACAACGCCAGTGTTGTTGAACGGGGTCACAACTGCGGTAGCGCTAGTGCTGTTGACCACCACATTCTGGAATTGACCAGCAGTAATCACAGCAGGGCTGACGATCACAGAAGTTGTGCCAGAGGTTCCAACCGTTACATCAGCTTGGACAACAAAACTACGCAGACGGTTGGAGCCGTAAGCAGCGCGATTCTGTGGGTTGGCTGCAAAGATGTTTGCAATGGTGATGGTGTCGCCTTGCTTAAGGCCAGCCGTGGCAGTGGTGGCGGTCAGAGCAATGGTGGACGTTGATGCCCAGCCGCTGGTCAGGAAGCCGGTTGCCGTGGTGGTAGCGCAAGCCAAGGTAGCAGTAGCATAAGAGCCAAAAGTCTGGCTAACAACGTTCTGATCCATCTTCCACATCATGCCTGCCGAGTCCTTGCCCATCAAGCCCTTCTCGTATTGCTTGGCAATGGTGGTGCTTGGCACGAACAGACCTTTCAAGCTGTCCACAATGGTAGCGCCAGTGAACGGCTCAATGATGCAAGCCCTGCGGCCATCACGGGGAGCGCCCTCTGAGTCCAGGTATGCGCCAGCGGTCAGGTAGGTCAGCAAGCTGGTGGGGACAGTGCCAGCAGTACCGACAATGTTGGCAGTGCTGTTTTTGGCCATAACCAAACCATCACGGTCAATCTTGTTGGCAATAGCGGCAACCGCGGGTTTTAGCACTCGGTCACTGAAGCGGTCAAGAGACAACGCCAGATCCTGCGTAGTGAACTGGGTGTCAACGTGGAACTGCGTGGACAGGGTAACGGGAACAGAAGTCTCGTTAAAGTCTTCCACGTTCAACGCTGGGCCAGAAGTGCCAATGAAACGGCCAGGACGGCGGACATTCAATGTCGCGCCAATCTTTGCGCCGGTTACAGCAAACTGATCGTCATAGTTACGTTCAACTTGGCTCGTGAAAGTCAACTCGTTTTCCAAGACCATCAACGCTTCGTTGGTGATCATGCTGATGGTAAGCAAATTATTTGCCATGATAAATCCTAAAAAAATGGTTATCGAATCTGCCCATTAAGTCTACCTGCTTTCCAAGCTTGATAGCTGCCATGAAACTGCCCATCAGCAGTCAATGCAACATCACGCCCGTTAGCGGCTGACCGAATAGGCGTAATCGGTGCGCTTGCTCTACTTCTCTGCACAACAGGCTTCGAGTCTTGTTTCTCAAACATAGCCTCTAACTTCCCAATTTGTCGCAACTGTGCGGCTGGCGTCATCCCTTGCAGCTTTTCAACGAAATCAGGATTGTCAGCAAGGTGATACAACAACTGTGGCCCAACATCTGACTCAAAGATGGCATCACGCACTTCATTGACTACCGTCATGTCTGCGCTTTTGACCACCTGCTCAAAGTTTGGCATCGTTGCCTTGGCCTGGTTAACCCGTTCTGACCAAGTATTTAATACCTGCTCTTTCTCGGCTTGCACCCTGGCCTGTACTGCCTTCTGTCGCTCTTCCTCTAATCGCTGGTCAACCTTGTAGTCTGTCAATGCCTTGGCATATTCAAACATATCGGTAAACTGGCTCGGGTCTGGTTCGGCTTCGCCTTTGGGGGCTTGTTTCCGTTCCATGTCCGCTAACCGTTGTTCAAGGCTTATCCTAGCTTCGCGCTCTCGCATCGCTTCTTGCTTTGCTTCATCACGCGCCTTGGTTACCGCCTCAAACCGTCGCTCAATCTTAGGTCGCCTTTTTTCCTCTGTTGTTTGCTGCTCTTCGCTGGCTGGTTCACTCTGACTGTCATCGTCCAGCGGCTCTATTGTTTCAATAGCCTCGCGTGGCGGTTTGTCAGCTAAACCTAGCTTTTCAGCTTGAAATTCAGCTAAATTTTCGCTAGTGACCACACTGGCCTCTAGTCTTTTCTGTACTGCACTTACTTCTTCAGACATGGATTACTCCAAGGATTTGCCCCGTAAGAACCCACGGGTCGGGTTGGGGCATTATTACCCAAAAACAAATGGTTATGCAACTATTGCATGGGTTGGATCAGCGGATTGGCTCCTTCGCTAATATCTTGGGCAGCAAATTGGGCATATTGGCCCTGCTCCACATTCCTGCGGTCAATTTCTTGCATTAGTCGATTGGTGTCCATGTTGTGCAGCAACATTTGCACAATTGCATCCAATTCCGTCTTGTTCTGGCTAGTCACGGCACGGGTATTCTGATCATTAACTTTGACTTCTGCCATTGTTTCAGTGTTATGCGCCCGTGCAGTCACATCCATCAACTTGCGCTTAGTTTCGCCTTCGTCCTTCAACTGCGCCACTTGCATACGGTTATTAATCTCCAGCTGGGCGGCTTGCAATTGTTGCTGCATCTGCTCGAGTTGTTGCTGTTGTTGGGCAAGCTGCATCTGAACTTGAGGCGGTATGTCTGACTTCTCATCAATCTGCGCCATTGGGTTCCGTGCGGCCAGCCGGTCAGCAATAACGTCAGCACCAGGGAAGTCCATGTTCCTGAACACCAGATCGCCGGCCAGGTCAAACAGTTCCTTGTTGCCGGTCAGCAGGGGCATCATGGCTTCTACGGCTTGCTGGCGCTTGCTTTGGAAGCCTGGGCCTGTATCCATAACCACATCGTACTCACCCACGGTCACATCGTTCAACACTTCGCCAACGGCATTCACCTCGTTGATAGTGGTCATGTCAGGCTGTCCATCGCTACCAATAATCCGCATCACGCGCTGGGTGTCGTAAATCTTAGGAATCAGATCCAACAGAATCTTGCCCGTATGCTTGATTGAGCGCGTCAAATTGTCGTAAAAATGGAAGTTGCTTAGATCAGTCTGAATCTGTTGGCCCTGGAGCGCTTTTCCGCTGATGTTGCCGCTTGGCAGTTGGTTGGGGTCTAGGATACCTAGCACCATCTGCAAGTCAGTATTGATCGCACTGGCAGCGTCCATGATGCCAGCAGGCGGTGATTCGGGCTGTAAACGCACTGGAACTGGCGCTGGCTGTCCTTCTATGTCTTTCTGCTTGTAACGCAACACAGGGCTGCTCTTGATGTTTGCCAATGCCCATTCGTTCTCGTGGCCTTCGTCTTGGCCTTCAGCAAGCAGCCACTTGGCCTTGGGAGCCAGGGCAATGCTCTCAGTCATACTGGTGCGCCAGAAGTTGTACATCCGCTGTGGGTCTTTGGCAAACCGCACCAAGCCATACTTCTTGCGCCTGTCATCAACAATCACTTGAGCGCCGTAGCAAGGCACGATTGGGATGTACTTACCGTCCCAAGTCTTCTCTTCCAAGATTTCAAGCGCGGTCATCTTGCACCACTTCACCGCCCTGCGGAAACTCTCACGGGTATCAATTACCGTCAGACCAGCCGCGGCTACTCGCTCGAGGAATCGGTCACTGTCAGCAAACCCGCTGCTGCCGTCACTCAGCAGATACAGCTTGGCCTTCTCGCGGGTAACGTAAAAATATTCAGCAATCCGAATGTCTTCTTTGGTCACCCAACTAGCTGCATTGTCACCAGTGCTGCGGTGAGTGAAGTTAGCCCCATCATCAGCGTCAGGGTACATTTCCTTGAAAACCGTCTTGCTTAACAGTGTCGTAACAAGGCAACGCTCGGCATCTGATCCGTCTGGTCTTACGCTGTTAGGGTCAAAGTAAACCGTGAACGGGTTATCAATGGCGTCAATGTAAATTTCTTGGTCAAACGAATCCTCGCTGACATACTTGGTATTAACGCGCCAGTAACCCCAACCCATGCGGACAGCGTAGTCAAAAGCGGTGTCGTAGGCGGTGTCGGCGTTGCTGTTAACCTCAATATGA